ACAATCTCACGTGCATTGTGTGATAGTTGAGAATAAGACACGATTTGATGATGGTGGATTTGAGCGGTTGGTAGGAATTGCACCCGCCTGAACTAACTATAGACCGCATGAAATAGTCTGTCAAGGTATTTTATCAAATGCTGACATTTGGCTAGTTGGCTAGCAACAGACTATGGTAAATAATTGTTTAGCGTCCGTTTGTATTCCCACACAGTCCCTCTCGAAACCTGGGCCCTCGAGCCCGACAGTTTGATTTAAACTCCTAAGAGTCAGGTAACGCTCCCTGATCGCCAGTGACGTATGCCCGTAGCATATTGTCCGTTTAACTAATTGGTTGAGCTGTAATCTAGTTCTAAGCTAGATCCCCCGTGTTTGATTTGTTTGATACCTCTATTATATATGAGGTGTGGTGTGTGTCAACTATTTGTTTTGAAATGCTGACTTGTAGTGTAGTGGACTTTTTTTGTGGCCCGCTGATCTAATTATAAACGCTACCTTGTCACCTTGTCAACCTTTTGTTAGTAAATCATCATATTTGGCTAACTGATGATGGTGGCTAGTACGCATGTACTACAGTAGGTATATATACTTAAGTACATTTGTACTACTGTAACAATTTGTAATATAGTACATTTGTACTGTTACAATTTATACATAAGTTTCCCTTATACTAAATGCCAAAACATTAGTAAAACTTATATATCCAGCTGTAAAAGTAATTACACTATATATAGCGTTTCCGTGGCTTCAATTCATAAGCATATTTAATAGTAAGTATTTATACTATTAATATAGAGCACCCCCCAGATATGTCTACAATTTGTTAATAAATCAAGATATAGCGTTACAGATGCGGAAGCATACACCAACTAGAATAGTCAATAGGTATTTATACTCATTATCCCCGCATGAACCCAGGAGCGGCTCCCATACCACAAAACGGGGTTAACGTCAATAGGTATATATACTCAATGACGATAGTGGTACATATGTACTACCCCCGAGAGGTACCACAAAAACTGGGATCTGTCAATGGACACTTAACAAACTGTCACACTGTTACAAAAAGCACCCACGGGGGTAGCGTGACTGCGGCTACGTAGAGTATGCGTATGAAAAATTTTACCAAAATCTAGACACCCCTGTAAGACACCCACGTACTGCACTAGGTACCTTAGAGGGTGGTGTAGATGTTGGCTCCAGCAATCGGGGGACTGGAGGGGCTAATGCCCCCCCTTGACCGCTGTTTCCACCCACGAGGAGCACCACTTCCCCGTGTATTATGGTAACGTTGCTCTAAATCCAGCTCTCCAACTGGTGTTTGGAGATTCCACGGGCCTCTCTTTTTTGGTCTAAACTCATCCCCATCACAAGATGGTTAGCCTCGCTCTGAGGGTCATCCATCCAAGCCTCTAAATGGTCTAACCACTCGTTGTCTTTTCTGTCTTGTATCTCTACTTCAGCTGAGAGGGCAAGGGCATCTGTAAACCATTTAACTCCTTGGGCAAGGGAGTCAATTCTATCATCGTGTCTAACGGCACCTTTTTCTCTGCACATCCTGCTAATTTGGTAAGCCAACATATATTGGTGTCTATTTTCAGACGCCTCATCAGCATTTGAAGCATAATCCCATTCAATGACGGCTGGATCAACCACAAGCCTATGCTGATTAAAGACAGGCTCGAGAGCGTCAATAATACGGTCTTCTTTACGGACATTAGCTCTAGTCTCCTCTATGTTAATGTTTGTTTTTGTCGTTTGACAATGTTTTCTAAATAGCTCTGATACAATACCATCGCCAAAGTTGCTCTCGATGAGCAGCGTAGACACGCCATATTTCTTACATTTCTTAAGTATTGTTAGTAAAGTTTTATCACTATATCCGTCTTTGGTTGCAAACACTTCATGTAGGTATATTATACCGTTAAGTTGGCTAAGAAAACATGCGGTTGTCTCATCAGCACCTCGTCCGCTGGGATCGACGCTGCAGATGGTTTCGGAATACTCAGTCCACTCCCCTTGTACTTGCATAGGTTTGTAATAATAATCCCCAGGAAGACCAACGCAAGGCAGATCTTTAAGAATGTTATCAGGGTCTGAGCACCAAATAATGTTTTCGGGGCCATGTGTAGGGTTAATAGGATTAACTATTAGGTCTGCAAATTTAAGTGGGAACTTTTCTCTGTCTGACAGTGTAGTGTCTAACATAAACTGCAACATAAAGTTTGACCTACCCATAGAAGACTCACGTTCTAGTAAATCTGCTTCCTTAAATCTGGTGTCTGTAGGTTTCCACGCCAAGTCATCTGTATCTAGGTCGTCTGCTAGCTGGGGTGCTAACAAACCATCATACATTGCAACCTTACGTGGGTACCTTGCGGGCCACACAAACGGTCTATAGCTTCTTTCTCTTAGTTTGTTGTAGATAGTAAAGGTAGTCTGTGGTGTGCCTAGAAACATAATACGTGAGTCTTTCTTAGGTGTAAGTATAGATTCACATTCTGTAACTAGCTGTAACAGTTTACCCCGTTGGAGCTCCGTCATGGAGTTATTAGGTACTTCTACATCATCTAGTACCATTAGGTCTGCACGGCTACCAGTCAACTGACCAGTAATACCTACAGACTTAACGCTAGGTGCTTGGTGAGGGGCTGCTGGCCCCACATCAAACGATATACGTGACCATCTTTGGTCGTCGTTTTTGGGTTTTAGGTGTGCCAACCAAGGCACCTCTAGGATTAGTCTTTGACAGAAGATTGAGAATGAGTCTGCTCTATCTTTAGAAGCAGAGACGACCATAACTTTTCTATCAGGGTCAATGAATAAAGTCCAAAGAACAAATGCAGCAGTAATCCAAGACTTACCCACACCCCTAAACGCTTGTATCTGGAGTCTTTTTGGGCCATGTTGTAAATATTCAGCAATACATAGTTGTGCTCTTGTAGGAGCTGGTAGGTTTAAGTGTGTCCATATAGCAGTCAGAAAGAACCTAAAGTCATCTTTTAACTGAGATTCAATGTCAATCATGGGCCTGTAGTTTCAGATGAGTTAGTAGGAGTTTTACCAGATCCTTTGGGAAATGGGTTATAAACTCTTGGAAACGTAGAGTTCATCAGTTGTAACTCTCTGGCACGTCGTTTAATTAACCCATTTAAAACACCATAAGTACCATCAGCACGTCTTCCTAATCTAAACATTGGTAGTACTCTACGTATTTCATCCATGTCTCCATTTATAACTGCAGCTCGCATCATTTTATTCTCATAACCAGTTCCCTGCTCATTGAGCTCTTCAAGTGCATTAACACCGTTGTTAAAAGCCCAAGAAATAAGACCAGCTTGCTGCTCTTTAGTTAAGTTATTGTAACCTTCATACCGTTTTGACCATTCACTATGTATCATTTTAGTTTTTTGTCTAAGTAAAGGACGTGCTTCTTCTATAGTCATAGTATCACCGTCTTGTACTCTGGTTTTTTCATCACCATAAAACTCAAAACCAAATCCTATAGTTGGCTCACCTTCACTAAACGAGCCATCTTTATTAGGTATTTTTACTCGATATGCTTTAGGTTTAAAACTTTCTTCATTTATTATAAAATTGTCAACTTGATTAAAAAATTCGTCTTCGGTAACATCCATAAAACCAGTTCCAGGTGTACCTACTACTGGGGTTTGTGTCATAGTTTGTGCTAGATTGTATGTAATACACGCTAGAGGCCCCTTGTAGAGCCTTCTAGGTGCCTTAGAGGATCATCTGATCCACTGTAGTATTAAGTTTTCTCGAATAGGGTTTGGGGGAAAGTTGTCCCTAAACCATTCTAACCAGTCATGGCTTCCTTTGTTTTGATTACACTTGACACAGGCTGGTACGCAGTTCCTAGACATGTGACTACCGCCAGCACATCTGGGGCGTACATGGTCAATGGTAAGATCATGTTCGCAATGTTTTGTTCCACAATAGATACATTCATAATTGTTTGCCTCCTTGATAGCGTGTCTCCACATACGTTTTGCTTCGGATGAGGTCATGGCTATTAAGTTTTGTGTGTAATGTTTATAACTAGGAAGTACTGGTGTCATTTTTTACCACGGTTTCTTGCTCTGTTTTTAGATGGGTCTTCACGGACTAATCTTCCTGACTTAGTGTGTGAAAAATCCTTTCCGCCCTTACCTTCCGCCCCTGCCTTTCGTCTTGCTCGTCTGAGCTCAACTCTATACGCAATCGCTGATTTAGTCTTGTTACGTTGTCTTTGGGCGGCATTTTTCTTGGCCCGTGATTCGGGGTTGTCCCTGTAGTTTCTGGCACTTTTTTTAAGTTTGTTACGTGGTAGTTTTTTAGGAGCCATTTTTAATTATCGCATTTTGTACAGTGTCAAAATCGACAGTCGGCATAATGTCTGCTAACTGAGACAAGGGTGACGTATCAAACGCCACACCTGTAATGTCGTTTTTGTATAACCAGTCAGCGGCAACTTTAAGGTCAGCTGTAGTAGCCTCGCCACTACGTACCCTTGCAGTAAGCTCTTGGGTTATTAGTTTATGTAGTTCATTAAACTCATCCTCGCCAGCTCTGCGGGGTATGCGTTTTACATCACTCACTTATAACCACCTTTGGAGGAAATAGACCACGTTTGATAAACTCTACAGCCTTATCATCTAGGTCGTTGTCACTTTCTTTAGCTAATCTTTCTAACAAATCAACTACAAATAACTTAAATTTCTCACTTTTTAAAAAAGTTAAAACGATTGGTTTTAGTAGTGCTAGCATCTTCTTTTGGTAATAATGATTGTATTGGTACTATGTCTTGGCACATGTGGTAAACACGTGTCCCTGGGCGGATAGTAAAGCCCCTTTGCTGCAATTCTGCACATTTCAGTGCACGTACAAGCTCAAAGTCTAATTGCATCTTTTCTTCCTGACGTTTAGCTATGCGTCTACATTGTTCTAGACCACGCTTGTCAAGAGGTATCATAAAGTTAACTTGAAAGCCCCAGTTTTCACTAATTACGTACCCTTCGGGGTCGTATGGTGAGGTATCATTACCCATATAAAAGGGGCTAAAAGTCATTGTTGACCCGTTACAGGATATGCTAGGGCCGTATTGCTGTCTAGACGGTGCACCATTGTTTTGAAATTGCACTGCCTGATTGGTAACATTTCCCGTAGCTGCGGCCACGGGGTTGGAAGTGTTGTTTGTCTCACCTTCAGCGTATGCTGGAGTTACTGTGAGAATACAGAGAGCGAGGTAGTAGTAGAGTTTATGGTATAGTTTGTTGTTGTATCCCATTGCTCTACTAACCCTGCGGCTCGACTTGTTGTTTCTAATGTCCAAGGTAACGATGTATCAGTAACTGTGAATGTTGTACCACTCCCAGATATATCTGCAGACGGTGTTACGTTAGATCCAGACCAAGTGTTCGTGGCCGCCCCAAAAACTTGCTTTTGCGTCACTTCTGTTATAGTCTGAGTGGTGGTTGTAGTAGCGTTCATACTACCTTGTGTAAACTGCGGTGTCACGGTGTTTGCACTAGCAGCTGCTGGTATCAACAATGCTAGTAGTAGAAATTTTTTCATTTGATTATTTTTTGACATTCAGAGCATTTTAACTCTCCTTTGCCATTACCGTTTTTTCCGTTTGATGTAGACAAACCAAAACTAGCAATACCGCCCGCAAAAATCGAAGCTACGAAAGTTATATCCGCAGCACTTGACGACTTTTTAAGCATTGGTACATCTACATAGTTTAATGTTATTATAAATCCGCTCCACACTACAACGCCTAGTCTTACTATTGTAGACACAATTTCCATGCGTTCTTCGTGTGTATCACATCCATCCATTAAACCTTTTTTCTTTTTTTCTTCCATTTGTCAATCTTACCTTGTAAGAATTTTTGAACACGTTTTTTTATAAGATCAAAAAAAGGTTGAGCCAGTGTTGTGGTAGCCACAGCTGCCACCGCTGTAGTTACAGCCGTAACCATAACTTCAGGCGATGGAACTGGCATCTGGACATCTATAATAGGTATGTCTAGTTTTCTTTGTTCTGGTTGTTCTTTTTTGGTTTCCGTTGATTGAGTCCCCTCTGGTCTGCGAAGATCGCTCGGAGGTACAATAAGCGGCTTGTAAGATGGTACATCAGCTGTTGGTAAAGGTATGGATATAGTTTGTATCTGATCTATGTTGGGGATTGAGATGCTTGGAATGTTGTCCATGCGTCTTTTACCTCTATGGATTGTTTTGGTTGTATGTTTTTACTAAAGTAACTTGTTGTTGCCAATAACCATTTTGCCCAGCGTATCCTGTCATAACAAAATATCTAACCTGACCTTGATCTGCCGAGGGTATGGTGTAAGTATGCAGTCCTGTACTGGGATTACTCATTAAATCACCGAAGGCTAACGTACCTGCGGAGTTACCACTTGGTTGTGTTGAAGTCCATTGGTTACCATTTGAATAGTTATTTCTTTGGATTGAACTTATATAGATGTCGCATCTGTCGTGTCCTACAGGTATTGTAATACCATTTGTATATCCAGTTTGTCTAAAGCCAGCGTATGTACCTGAGTTACCTTGACCATAGTTATACAATCTATCTGAGTTAGCGTTAGATCCACCAGTAGCATTAGGATAATAACCTGTATGACTCCAAGTTACGCCACTTGCTAAACCACTACCGCCTTGTGATGATCCTCTAAACCAATAGCTAGGAGGTGGTGCAGCTTGTACAACAATATAAAAGTTTCTGTCTGCAAAGTTAGTAGCAGTATCAGTTGCTCTAAGTGTAAAGTTATATGTTGTGTCTGCGGATACGTTAGGAGATGTACCAGAAATTACACCTGTCGAACTGTTTAACGATAAGTTCATAGTAGCAGCAGGTGTATTGCTGTTGGATGTTAAAACACTTGTTGTCTCAGAGTATGCAATAGCTTGTCCATCTGCGTCTGACGCTGCAACAGTTATATTTACAGCAGCATTTTTCTGTATAGGGCCACCACCTA